TTTCTATATTACCTATAACTAAATCTGCTTTATCATATCCTGTACCTGATATACTTACAGTAGTTGTTGGTTCTATTTGTAATCCTTTAAATAACCTGTATTTGCCTGTTAGAGCTTCTCTAAACAGTCCAGAGTATAGTGTGGTACCTGCAGGTGTGTATTTGCCGTAAAAACCTATATCTACTGCGTCTGTTGAAGTGTTATTGTTAGCTAGTACGATTAATGGGTCTTTTACTGTTAGTGTGTCAGTTCCTACAGTTGTTGTGCTTCCTTCAACTACTAGGTTTCCTATTACAGTTAAATTGCTTCCTATTTTTGCATCTCCGTAAACGTGCAGATTTAATCCTGCTTCTGGAGTAACTCCTATACCTACTTGAGTTGTAGAAACCCACATAGGAGAGTTATTACCAAAACCATCAGTTAACTGTTTGGCTGAGGTTGTTATATTTCCATTGTCAGAGAACTTAACAAGAGCCTGATAGGTATTTTTTATTTTATTTCCTGAAAGAGTAGCCATTATTCAAAACAAGTTGGTTGTGAATCAATATGTAAAGTACTCTCGTTTGCCGTATCACCAAACTCGGTGCTACAGTATATTTTTCCCCAATTTATTGTGTTTGCCATCTTTGTTTAATTTTTGTAAGAAAGAATCTAGCTTAATTACATTACTTTCTTTAGGTTTATATGTTTTTATTTTTTTGTACTCCATTAAAGTACCCAAGAATTAAAGTTAACATCTTTATCTGGATACATTTCTCCATTTGTTGAAGAAACATATTCTGGAAATAAAGTGCTATTATAATCCATGTAATCAACAAATCTTCTAGTATAAAATTCTGCTGTTTCAGTAACTTTAGATAACATCATTCTCATCTCTTCAAGAGATATTGTCTCTGAGTTTTCACTTCTATGTTTAAATACACCTCCATTACTAATTTGATACATAGCAAATGGTAAGTAAGAACTTTGTGTAAACCAAACCAACATAGGTTTTATATAGTCATCTAATAATGATTTATAATCTGAATTTGCAGCATCACTAATAGTGTCATTAATTATTAATGTTTGTAGCTTCTTATAAAGTAACCCTCCTAGATAGTTTTGAATATGTGTATCTTGTGCTACTTCTATAAATTGTATTAATTTATCAGCATCTACATTACCATCTATTATAGATTTTCTTTTTAAGTCATTTATCGTTATGAAAAGTGCTTTCTGTGCCATAATTATTTAGTTTTTGGGTAAGCACCTCTGTTTGGCATATCTACTGGTCTAACTTCGACTTCTTGAGGATTGTTTGGTTCCTTAAATCCGTCTTGTACAGCATCTGAAGCTTCAACTTCGGTATCTGGTGTTACTTTCTTTTTATATACTCTTCTTTCCCAGAAGTGGTGACAATTTTTACCTCCTTTATACTTAAAAAGATTATATTTCTTTTTATCGTGTCCTAATTCACTATTTAAGCCTTTAAAAGACATTAAAGTAATATCTTCTTTTCTAAATACTAAATCTTTAGATGTTAATACCTCCATCTTCTTACAAAATACTCTACTTTTATCAGAGTTTCTTACAGGAGAATAAGCATATCTTACTTTATATCCTGAATTATCTTGTCCAGAACGCTTATTAGGACTAGCATCATCTTCAGAAACGCTTAATTTAGTTAAATCAAAGTCCTCATTCTTATCGTTTACAGCTTCGCTATGTATAAGCTCCCATTCACTAGAGATAACCTCTCCTAGGCTCTCTAATTGCGTATACAGGTCTTCTGCACCATCATCTGATAAGTCTAACTCTTCTTGTGAGCTTAATTTCTCTCCAGTTTCCTCTTCTCTCTTAACTTTAGTAGAAATATTATCTAACTCTGTAAACTCTATTGGTTGTAGCGTTACAAAGTATAGATTAAGGTATATTTTATTGAAAGAAAGTATTTCGTTTAATCCTTCAATGATTCCTTGCTGAAAAGGTCTAATAACAATGTTATCCATAAGAATAGAAGCTGTTCTAAGCTCTTCTGCATTGTTACCAAACCCAGTATTATCCTTTATACCTAATAATATAGGAGAAACAATACCATGACCAAGCATTATTTTTTCTCTACTCTCATCAGCTAAGAACTGATATTGAGCATGAGCATCTGGAAGATGAATAGGCTGTAAATCTGCTTGAGTTTCTGCTGATTCATTAAAAGTAAGTATAAATTTACCTGCATTTGAAGAACCACTAAACTTATCATATATTTTATGCTCAATTAACTCTTGAGTTTCTTCATTTGGTACACCATTATTAAAATTAACTAATAAAGATGGCTGTAAACCATTTTTAATGTTATTTATATGATAATTACTTACTTCCTCTTCTAATTCAGCATATTGTAAGCAAGATTGGTAGTCTACTGGAGAATAGTAATAGAATCCTGACCTATAAGGCTTAAATACATATATTTCTATAACTTCTCTCTTTGAACCATTACCAAAAGAAGGTATTCTTTTAGGTTTATCACTAGGAGCCATTTCTGACCATTTAGGGTGATAGTAATAAGCTTCTATTTGACCCTTTTTAGCTTTCTCAGCCCTTAAAGTTTCCATAGGAAAATGTAAAACCTTAATTATAGAAGTTTTTTGTTTATTATATATTACTTGAACAGCAGACTGACCAAGCATTTTGTAATCATTAACAACCCTTCTTAAATCCTTAGGCTTTAATAACATTTTCATTTTAGTATACATCTCAGGCTTAACTTCGCTATCTGTAGCTTCTAAACCTCTTCCGTATATCATATCAACTATACCATTTATACATCTAGCATTAGTTGGACTTCCTAAGTATTTATCTATAAGTTCATCAAAATAATCATTGCAATCTCCATATTGAATCCAGTCTTTTCCGTAAACTTCTTTTATCTCTGGTATTTCATATCCAGAAAGATTAACTACTCTAATATTTTTATTTTCCATATTATATTACTATATATTCGTCTTCAGACCCTTCACCATATTGGTCGTATTCGTTTGTATTTAATGTATGTATTTCTTCATTGTCTGTTTGAGCAGTTGCATAAGCTTTATCTCTATACCATAAAGCACCTGTTTTGTCAAACTCTAAATAATAAGAACTTCCTTCTTTTAAAAACGTAGCCAATGCAGCAGAAACTAATGTTACAGATACAAAATTTTCGTTATTTGTAACTGAAGCAGGAAGGCTGGTTAATCTTTCACTTTTGTTTGTTCCATCTTCTGTTATAGTAAGGTTTACAATATATGAACCAAGGCTTGATAGGGGTGAATAACTTCTAGGAATTATCTCAATTGTTTGTGAAGCCGTGCTTGGAAGTAATCTTATCATAATAAGATAACTGAAAAGTGTCGATTTTGTTTTATATAGAAAAAGCCCCAATTAAGGGGCTTTATATCTTCTATGTTTAAGAACTTACTATGTTTAAGAATCTACTACAGTAAATCCAACAGATGCAGGGTCAGACTCCATAAAATTAGCTGGAGCTTTTTCCATTCCTGTTAAAGTTAAAGTGTATCCACTTAAATCTCCCATAGCTCCACCTGTAACAATAGTTCCTCCTGAAACATCCATTCCATGCTCTATTCCAGCTAGGAAGTAGTTTCCGTTGTTATCTTTTATGATAACGTGAGGTCTATTGAAAGACAAGAGTTTTAACTCTTTGTGGTCTGCTATAGTTAGTTTGTGTAGAGTCAACTCTAAAACTTGCTCGAAAGCAGTAGTTCCATTTTCTCTACTCGCTTGGATATTTTGTGTAAAAGAAGAAGTTCCTTTAATGTCATATTCGTATGCAGATGGAGTTCCAGTAATGGACTCTATGGCATCTGTATTCGTTGTATCAAAAGTAATTGTTGAATACAAAGAAGAACTATAATTAACAAAGTAAACTTTATCTAATCCACCAACACTATCCTTGCAGGGTTCTGTTCTATATAGCGTTAAATTACAAGACATATTATTAGTTTTTTAAAGTTAGTATTAAAAGGGTGAGTGGTTAAGCCCACCCTTTATTTAATTATTATTAAGAATTTACTCTGTATACGATATCTCCTCCGATTCCGTATTGTACTCCACTTGTAAATCTCATGATTACTCTTACATTTTGAGAACCATCTAAGTCACCCATATCGATAACTTTTACTTCGTTGTGGTCAGATAAAAGACCTGTTCCAAAGTATAGGTTAGATTTTTCAGCAGCAACAGCAGTATCGTCAGCAAGACCATTTGCAACAAATAGTTTTACACCATCGAAGCTTAATGAACCATTATTCCACCATTGAGTTCCTTGAGAGTTTGTACCAGCAGCACCTAATCCAGAAGCTCCAAATCCACCTAAAGCTCTTACATAAGCTCTAGCAATGTTTTGTGATACATATACATACATATCTTCTTGTCCGTATAAAGAAGAAGGAATTGCATCTACTATAGAACCTAATTCAGAGATTACGTTAGCAGAAGTAATTGCAGAACCAGTTACATCTATAACATCAGAATCAGCAGCTAATAAAGTAGAGAATCCATCAAATTCACCAGCATTAGCATTAACACCACTCCAAATGTTTTGCTCAGTTTTCTCAGCAACTTTAGCAGCAACGTGAGAAATTAAGAAATCACTAAATTTTGGAGGTAATTTGTCAAATGTAGAATATCCCATTTGTACAGCTTCCCAGTCTGAACGGAAGTCTTTTTTACATAGTTCAACATTAACTTGGAACTCTTCTGGTTGAAGGATTCTTTCTGTTAATGTAACTGAACCTGTGTCAGCAAAATCACAAGAAGCATTAGCAATAAGACCGCTTGTTGCAACCTTTTTGATTATCTCTTTGAATTTTACATTAGGTTTTACTGAAATTCCACCATTTTCGATAGTAGAACCAGATAATAACGCAGCAGAAATATACTTTCCAGCAAATTCTCCAGCATAAGTACTTGTAATTGAAGTTGTAGTAGCCATTTTTTATTATTTTAGTTTTGGTTTATTATGAAATTTTGTTTAGTACTCTATCCATTATTGTTTGTGGTCCTTTATTACCATACAAATGAACATTGTTTTTTTCTACGTTAGATTCAGGAGAATGAGCAATAGGCTCGGCTTCTGATTCTTGAGAGGACAACTCAACTTCCTCTTTTAACTCTTCTGGAACTTCAGGAGATTTTTCTTTACTCATTGATTCCATTAATTGGTCATACATAGCTTTCATTTCAGCAATCGCTTTAGAAAGTTCTTCTTTAGTAGCGTACATTTCCTCTTCTTTAACTTCTTCTTCTTCTTTTACGTCTTCTTCAGAAACCTCGTCTTTCACTTCTTCGATAACTTCGTCTTCTGCTAATTTAACCTCTTCTTGTACTTCTATCTCTTCGACTTTTTCTTCAGTCTCAGATAGTAAGATTTTCTTAAATTTGTCTACGATATCGGTAGCTTTCATATATTATTGATTTAAATTAATAGTATAACTTGATAACCTCAAGCTTTTATTTTTGTTGTATTTTTAGTTAGCTGCTATACAAGCATCGCAGTCATCATACAAAGTAGATGATTCTACATGATGTTCTCCACTTGCAGAAACATTAAGAACAGTATAACAATTACTATGACCTGTATTTTCAAATTGCAAATAATAAACATTACCTACCACAAGTTCAGTTCCGTGTAAATGAATTTCTTTTTTCATAGAATGACCACACCTTTGCACTCTATAATAATATTCATCTCCAACGACAGCATGACTACTTATGTTACCTATACCTTGAGCTTGTAAAGAACCATCACAACATTTTACCGAATAGGTACCATCTTTACATAAACAACCTCTTCTTGAAGAACTAGGACTTGTTCTGCTTGGTGTTTTTTTGTATTTTCTTCTCATATTATTTTTTCTTCACACAATTAGGTCTTCTTTTACCATCTATTATTTGATAACCTTTTTGCTCATAGCCATCCCAACAAGGACTTTTACTATTCTTCCCTGCTTCTACTGAATGTTTTTCACAAGGCATATACCATTTCTTTCCTTCATAATCATGCTCGTGTATACCTTGACATCCTAAGTCATCTGACATTTCCATAGCTTTTTCTTTTGTAGAATAAGCCAATCTATCATTTATTATTGCATAGTCTTCATTTATTTCCATTGAAGCCATCTTTAAAGAATCTACAGGTTTTATTTCTCTGTCTATTTCTTTTAGCTTCTTTGAAGCCCAGTTTATACCTGCATCTCCACCCCAAGCATCCCATAGTAATTTACCACAACCTTCAGAATAAGGAACGTCTTTATCTCTTCTAAATCTAACATAAGAAGCCATTTGAGATATTATACATCTTGATATAGGTTCTTTCTTAGCTAACATTTGAGAAACTTGCCATCCAGCCTTAGTACCACATTGTGACTTATTATCTATTTTATATTTCAATGCTCTTAATGAGTTTTTATGAGCAGCATCAGGATAATCCTTAAATTTATCTTCAGCAAGAGTTAAAGCATTACACTCTAAAGAATCTTGTAATTGTAATTCAAAGTCATCTATTTCAGACATCTCTTTTTTATCTATTTGCTTTAGTTTAGATATTGCCCAATTAACACCAGCACTACCTCCCCAAGCATCCCACATAATGCCACCACATCCTTCTGAATATGGCACATCTTTGTTTTGTTGATGCCTTTTAAATGAAGCCATCCTTGCAATGGTTGACCTTGTTAAATTAGATTTTGATGCTAACATAGAAGCTCTTCTCCAGCCTACAGGAGTTCCGCAAGAACTACCATTTTCTTTCTTCCATTTTAAAGCTCTCTTTGCATTGTTTACAGCCGCTTGAGGATAGTCATTATAAGATTCTAATTCTATCTCTTGAGACTCTAAGAAAGCTTCTTCTATCTCATATAATTTAGATAATGCTTCCATTTCATCAAAGTCTTCTTCTACACTTTCTTTTGGTCTTTCATCCAGTTTGTCAGCAAAGAATCCTTCTATAGAAAATCCTTTTACTTTTCCTTCTTTTACAAAGTCATTCCAAATTTCATCATTGTTTACTTTTACAGAAACCATCCAAGTTCCTACAGGTAAACTAAATCCATACTTTCTTGATTTGTCTTTCTTTTTGTCTTCAATAATCCAAGATTCTACAACAGATAACCCATTGAGTTTAACGTCATGTTCTAGTGTTGAATTATTTTGTTTACCTCTTGACAAGAACAGCTCAGATGCTTTTCTTACAGTATCTTCACTAAAGAATATGTTATACTCTTCTTCTCCGTTGATTCTTAATATTTTTTTATTAGGTATTAAAGCAGCACCCATAAGGATTCTTTTTTCCCTATCTACTTCAGCAAGTTTAACTTGTTGTTTTTTAAGTGCAATAAAATCTTCTTCTATTGCTGGGTTTTCGACAACGCTTATAGCTTCTATTCCACTAAATTCGTTTTCTTCGTCTATGTATAGTTCAATGGTTTTCATAATATGATAACTTTTATATTTATGTTTTGTTTTATTTATCCTAAAGAAGATTCTGAGACAGTTTTTCTGTCTAACTCTTGAGCAGAACTTACTTCTGTACTAACCACATAAGCTCTCATAGGTCTGTCCTGAGCTCCAGTAACCGCTTCTGCAATTTGACTTGTTCCTCCAGCACCTACTACGTTGAAGCTCGGTGCAGATACAGACATAGAACCTCCTCCAGCACCATCTTTACTTGCCGCAGCTACTGGCAACTTAACAGCCATAATATCTTTAACTTGTTTAAATCCATAAGCTCCTATTGCTGCTGCATGAAGTATCCTAAAAAACCCAGGAACCTCACTATCACCTAAAGCTGCTGTAATAGCTTTCTTTGTGTTTATTATTGCCATAGCTACTCCTATTGCTTTACCTACAGCAGAACCTTCTCCAGCTATTTGAATTGCAGCATTTGCGGCAAAGTTTACTATTTCAAGCTTAGCATCTTCTTCTTTCTTTTTTAACCTAATGTTAGTTCGTGCCATTTTTTTTGTTTCAATGGACTTTTTCCTTTCTAAGTCAAAATAACTTTCTTCAGCAGCCTTTCTTATTTCTATTTCTCTATTTATATTATCTATTTTATTCTTGTGCTTTAAATTTTCTAATTCTACTTCTTGCATTATTTTTCCAAGCTTAGTTTCTGCCATTTGTTGGTCGTGAACCAGAATACTTTCTTGTTCTTTTGCATTTAAGTCACTAACTGCACCAAACTGTTTAACAAGTGCATCAGCAACTATTTTACCTTTTTTAGCCTCAGTTTCCTCTTTTAATTTAATTTCGTATTTAGATAAAGAAACTTCTGCTTCTCTTATTGCTTCATTTGCTTTTTCTACTGCTTTTCTCCTTTCTTCTGGTTCTTTTATTGCCTGAGCCCTAGCTAATTCTTTTTCCTTATATTCTTCAAGCTTTAACTTAGATAGTTTTTTTTGCAACTCTAATTCCTGTTCTAGTCTAACAAATTGACCCTTGGTTGTTTGTTTGTTTATCTCATCTTCTGATTTTAATATGTCATCAGCAAAAGACAGTCTTTTAGCAACAAATTCTTTTCTTGATTTAGCCGCTTTCTTTTCTTTCTTTTCATTTATTTCTGGAATAACACCAAGTTCATTAAGCATAGCAATTAGCTTTTCATTTTCTTCGTTAGCTTCCCTATCAGCTTCTGTCTTTTTTCTAACTGACTTTTCTTCGTTTATTAAATCTGCATTATAACCTTTTCTTATAGTAAATGCAGTCGCTAACTTGTCAAAAAAGGTTAAGTTTTCCCCAATCTCTTCTGTTTCTCTTTCTAGTTCTTCATTATAGTTTTCTTGAAGTCTGGTAATAATAGCTTGTGCTTTAGCTTTTGTTTCTAGTGTTTTAATATATTGGTCTGTTAATTTTGTAGACTCTTCAGTTAATCTACCTTCTTCGTCTAATTGTATGTTTAAGTCTTTATGTTCTTTATTTAGTTCTGTTACCAATTCTTTTCTTTCATCTAAAGGCACGTTGCTTTCTTGTAATATAGAAATGTAAGTTTTTAATTGAGAAGCTTGTTTTCCAAAAGCATTATCTAAATCACTTACAGCATCTTCTGCGGTTTTAGTTTCTCTACTAAAGTATTCTAATGCCGCAACTGCTGCTTGAAAGACAAATAATATTCCAAGAGGACCAACAAATTGTTTTCCCATTACTTTTAATGCGTTTGTAAATCCTCCTGTTCTAGCTATCAAAATTGCAAACAAACTACCTAACTGAGAAATGTTGTTTGCCATACCTCTAATACCATATCCAGCATCAGAAACAGTTCTACCAAGTTCATTTACAGCAGCACCTGCTAAACCTGTAGAATCGGCTAAAGGACTTACTCCTTTTTTAGTTGTAGTTTGAAGAGTTGTATTAAGGTTTTTTAGTGCTGTTTCTGACTTAACAAATCCTCTTGTTAAATTGTCTACAGCAATTTTACCAGTTTTGGTATCAACCTTTATAGTATATATTTTAATATTGTTTTCAGCCATTGTTGTATGTGTTTCGTTTTGTACTTTCTTTTATTTCTTTCCAAGTTAATGGAGATTTATATTTACCTTTTGCAATATCTATATCTTCATCATATAAATACCAATCAGAAGCAGACAATAAATCTATTATATTCTTTATCATAATTTTATTAATAATTCTAAATCACTCTTACCATCTTTTAAATTAGTACTTATTGAATTTATTGTAAATTCTTTGTCTTGAATAATAAGTATGTCATTTAATTTATAGTTAATTAAAAAATCAGCAGGGAACTTAGCTTTTAACTTATAAGTTCTTTTATATTGATTAAATACGTCTGTTATATATGTCTTATAGAACTTCTTAAATAGTGAGTTACTAAAACCAGAAGAACTGTAATTAGTTAAGTTCCATTCATCAACTTCATCACTAAAATTTATTGTAAAGTCAGGAGCTGTAGAAACAGAAGCATCTTCATTTGTATTAGAAGGTCTATAATATTGAGTTACTTCAGAAGGAAGTGTAGTAGAAATCCATTTAATGCCAGAGTCGGCAGTTATTCCAGTTTCTTGGATTCCATAAAACACTAAAGGTTTAGTTAGGACAGGGTCATAGTCACCAGTATTAGGAGTTACATCTGTATCTGAATTAAAGTTTCCATCAGCAGAATATCCCCATAAGATATCTGTTGCATAAGCTTGAGGAGAAGTAACAGAAGTATAAGGACTTGATGATGATTTATTTTCGTCAATCAATCTTTCAAACTTCATGTGTTCAAATCCTGTTTCTATATCGTAAGTAGTTCCTCTATCTACATTTTCAGGCTTAAATTCTTCGTCTCCAAACACTTCATTAAAAGTTTCTTTATGATTTATAGATAATAAAGTACTAGGGTCTTCATATTTAAAGTTTAATTCTGTAAATTGATTAGATGGTGTTATTTCTGTATTAGAAACATCAATGTATTTTGTTATATCTATTTTTCCTCCAGAAGGATTGTTTACTGCATCTGCATAAAAGTTGTCTAGGGTATCTACATATATTTTTCCATAATTAGCATCACCAAAATCATCTATGTAATAAGCAGTTAAATTAAACATCTTGAATAGTCCTGTTAAGAAATCTAAAGTTTTTATTTTAGGAGTATTTTCTGTTATAATTATTTCTTCAGTTGTATTTATAGAATCACCTGTTCCATTTATATTATATGTTGCTTGACCATCAATTCCTGTAGGAATACCTGTTACTGGATTAACAGAATATTGTGTTAGCTCTAAGCTTGGAGTAAAGGTTAATGTCTGTTCTGATTCAATTATATATTTAATTTGATAATTAATAGTTTCTGAATTTGGTAATATTACTACGTCTAATGTTCTAGTTCCTGATGTTGCTAGTGAATCTTGTGCTAATACATTTCCAGTAAAATAATCAATAGCTTTTACTCTAAAAGGAATACTAGCGTTAGCACCAGAAGTAGAAATTGTTAATGTTGCTTCATATTTTTTATCTTGTCTAGTAGAAACAATCCAAGAATCAGAAGTAACAAGAAATCCTAAACTACCAGAAGAATAACCCCAATCCTTACATATTCTAGTAAGTATTTGTTCTTGGTTTTCATCACCACCTATTTTACCTTTGTTTCTGCTTAACCACAAGAAAAGATTACTAAAAGCACTACCTGAAGTTTCATTAAAGAAATCTCTTGTAAAAGATATGCCATATTTAGTTTCTATAGCCTCAATAATGGTCATACATTTTATAGCTGGTTTTAAATCTTCAAATGCAAGTCCTACACTATTGTTTAATGAGCTATAGTATAAATTACCACTATAATTAGGAGCAGCCTCAGCAGAATCATAGTAAAACCTTTTAGTATGTGATATTAAAGGATATATTATCTTTCCTGAAGATAAACCACTCTCTAATCCTGTTTTAACATTAGTATTATTATATTCGTGTGTATATTCATCTAACTCACCTAAAAGACTTAATTCATCATCGCCAAGTAAATCTTTTAAGCTTACTGTATTGCCAAAGAAGGTTATATTGTAAGAATGAACCTTGTTATTTTTCATTTTTACAGAGTTCAAGAATATCTTTCCTCTTTTAAATGGCAGGAAATCTAATTCTATTATTGCTTCCTTTTTATTCCTTGCATCAAAACCATTCTCTATAGATTCATTGTAATAATGTTTAAATAGTTTATTGTTTTCTCTTGATGAAGGCAGAGTAAATCCTCTTGAGAAATCAGTAAATATTTTTCCTACATCTTTAATATCTTGTATTTGAGATTTAAGGACAACTGTTTCATCATTAAACATATCCATTCTCTTAAATACACCTTCGTTATTTTTTATATATAATACTATTTTTTGCATTATAGGATATTATTTATCTTGTCAAACGCATAATCAAAAGAAATTGTATAATTAACAAATCTATCATTAACACCTTTCTTTAATTCAAATGATTTACTTTTTAGATTTATAGGTAATACGTTAGTTCCATCATCAACCCAAACTTGTTCACTATTTAATAATTGTCTTATTACTTCATTATATTCTTCACTTATAAAATCAGTACTTACACTTATGGATTCTCTTGAGTTTACCATAAATATTTTCTCTTGATGTTTATTTATAACATAAGAAGGAACTCCTCCGCTATTGTCTAGGTCTAGTATATTAGATTTATAGTTTTCAGAAGTAACATTTATTGAGTTAGTTGATTTTTTAAAGAACCACATATTCTGTAATGCTCCATATTTATTATAAAATATGATGTTTAATGGAGTGTATTTAGCTTCTGCAACAGATATTAAGTTTATTACTGTAGTTTGAGTAGGAGTTGCTGTAGGAGCTGGACTAACAAAAGTAACTGTGTCTCCTGTTTGTAAATTCTCAGTATCAGTAAGTATTACATATTGTATCTTTTGGTCAGAGTTTCCACTATCTACTATTTGTATAGGTGTACTACCTGCTCCCCAAGAATCATCATAAGTATTCCAAAATTCATCTACATCTTCCCAGTTTACATCTACACCACCGGCAGCGTCTAGCTCAACATAAGATTGAGCTTCTGCAAATACAGGAATCTTAATATCTTGACCTGAATTAAAATATACATTTAAATTACTTTGTAGTACTTGAGGTGTGAATGAAGAGGCTGTTGGGTCTGTACTTGTTCTAGGATTAGAGTTCTCTTCAAAGTAGCCATAACCATCAAGAACTAAAAATGGAGTTGTTACTGTATCTTGTCCACCTACTTGAACTATTGCACCTGCTGAATCATATATTGTAGTATCTATATCAGTCCATATTGTATCAGTAGAATAATTACCATATTCTGTTTCAAGAAAGTCTCTTACAAGCTCACTTACTTCAAATACAACATAGTTAGTATCTCCAACTTCTTGTTTAGATAAAGTATATTTTAAATCTCCAACTACTCTAGCTGAATATAAACCAGTCCATATATAAATTTGAATTGTAGCTGAGTTTAAACTAGCATCAGATACTTTAAAATAGTAAGGACTTCTTGAATTGATTATTGTTGACATTATGTTTTCTTAATTTGTTTGTTTAATATTTTTTCTAAATCTATTTTATATGCTTCAAATATTTCTTGTCCCATTTGCTCACCAAGTTCTTTATGTACAAAATCTATTATATTAGTTCCTCTGTATCCAAACCTTGCTATAGTTCCTCTTCTTCCTATTGACCTAGCTATTACAAAAGCTAATCTCTTCATATTACCAAGACTTGAACTTCCGTTTCTTGGAACTATATTTTTTGTCTTAACCCAATTCAAGATACTGTTGTCTCTAGGAGACCATGGTGGCATTTTACCTTTCTTTCTACCTTCAGATATTTGTTCTATATATCTTTTTCCTAGTATAGCAAAACCATTTTCTAACATTTCAGGTTTTATACTATTTACTAATCTACCAGAAGCATTGGTTCTGTCGCTTTTTAACTTAGCCTTAAACTTTTGTGTATATGCCTTTGCATATTTGTTTAATACGTTTTCTAGGTTATCAAAAGCCATTAGCAGATGCTTATATCATTAATCATACTCATATTAATTTCTATACCCCATCCAGCTAATTCATTCTCATATCTATCTTTAAATGGAGTAGCTACTGGTTCTCCAACTAATTGTATTTTACTATCAAACAAGCTTCCTCTTCTTACAGACTGGACAATATCATTCACAACTTGTAATTGAGTATTATATATATCTTGTAAGTTATTGTTTCCATTAAAAATATCATCAGTACTAACATTATCTGCTTTGTAGTTACTTTTATTATAATCTACTACATCTAAACATAATAGTGCTATATTGAAATTAATAATACTTCTTTCAAATGTTACATTAGTTATTGTAAGATGGCTTAATGGGAATATAGTTGTCTTGTTAAGGTCGACTTCACTTATGTCTCCAAAGGTTACAGAAAACACATTAGGATTGCTTCTTAGCTTATCTTTTAATTTGTCTAGTATATCGTAAAGTTGTGTCATTATCTATTTTTATTATATGCGTTTTTAATCATCTTTTGTTCTAAGTCGTTTTTCTCTTTTTCAAACTCCAACCATATTAAACATTGGTGTAATGGAATCTTTGTAACTTTATTAATTCCTGATACCTTTCCTCCAGCAAGAGCATAAACTGATTGATACCATCCCCACTTTTTTCCGAATCCATCTCCGACTTGGAATCCCCCTGAACTTGCTTTTGTTGGATTAAATAGTCCATCGTATATTTTGACAATTTTTTCCCTAAACGATAAAAAAAAAGCATCGCACCTAAAGCAACATTTATCGGAGCGTCTTTCATGACTTCCCAGTACCTATCTGAGCCATCATAATCTTCTATTCTATATTTACCATTCTTTTTAAAAGTAATAGGTCTGTATAGTACTGCCATAGCTTTGTGCATATTGTCCCAATCAGAAATAAAGTTTTCTAAATCTACATACTCACCAAAAGTCATTTCATCTAATTGAGGTATGAATCCAAACTCAACAGTAACATCATTAGAACCAGTCATACTAAACTCTTTTATAAGTGGAGTAGGTTCATCAAAACAATTACCTATCTGTTTCAATACACCATCAAACATCTTAACTGGTAAGTTATAAGATTCTTTTAATGTTAATCCACAAAATATTTGAATACATTTGGAGTTAAGAAAGTTTCCTTTGTCTTCAGTCTCTTCATTCTCCTTTTGTATCTTTAAATATTCTTGATACTGTTTAAGTTTAATACCTGCTAATCTTTCTGGTACTTTTAATTCTAATTCTACTATAGCCATATAATGATATATAATATGATAACTGAAACCATATTGTTTTGTACCACCAATGCTTTATAGTAAGTGTGTATTGTTGACAATATTTGTCAATTATCTTATTTAGAATATGTATAAATTAGCTTGTTTTAGTTGTATAGGTTGAACAAAAACACTATATTGTAGTTATCTTAATGTAGTTGGAAATCTACTTAGCAAGTTCCCAAACTTCTGTCACAAGTGTAAGGCAGTTGGTTCAGATAAATCAAGTCAGTTAAGTGATTGCAATGTTACTCTTTTAATCATCTTTTGTCAGCACCCAAACATTATTCAACCTTACCTGCATTATTATTTATTTTAAAGATGTTTAGGGGGTGCATAGTTACATCCTTAATGTAGTTTTTTCAGTTCTACTAAAATTTTCTAGTCAGCTTAATCAATTTTACTTTGTAGAAGTTAGGGTACCCCTACTCAAAATGGTTTGAATTCATTGAATTGAGCCATTAAGCCTCTCGGTCTCCGTTTTACGTTAATACTAAAATTATTTCATATAAACAAATATATTCTGTTAAAGTTTTGTTAATATATAATATGTTTAATATAAGCTTATCTAAGCTGTTTAAATATATAAGTGATGGCTAGGTGTGGGAGGGATTGAGATAGTGCCTTAGAATGGCTTAAAATGGATTTGTTTGTTATATCTAAGATACTTACTCTATCTAATTATAAAAGAGTTACAGAATAAGTCCAATAAATAAAAGCTTTAAATATAGGGTATAAAAAAAGCCCTAATTAAAGGGCTTTATAACGTGTTTAAGGGGGTTTAATGTTATTCGCTTAGTATCTCATCAATTTCATTTGTAATGCTGTAAAAATCCTCTCTAACCTTTTGTGAAGCGTGAAGACTTGCGAGAGTCTCAGAGTTTATATCTTCTAAATTAAAACCCATGTCAATGGCTAATTCAACAGAACTTGTTAAACTTGCGTCGTTCTCAGATAAATATTTAATTGCTCTTGAATAATATATTATTTCTATATAAAAAGCCCCGTTATCCTCCAAAATCGTTTCTATATCGTCAGAAGTCCAAATATTAATTTCGTCAAATTCATCTTCATTTAAATAATCAGGCAAATATATTTCTGTCCAATCCTCTATTAATGTAGTTAATTTATCAAATTTAGTTTCTTGTTTTGTTTCTGTTTGTGTATTCATATTATATAAATTTATTTATTATTAATTCGATTAAACTTTCACCTATTGACAATAACGCCAATAAGCAAAACATTGAGCCATATAAAAAAGATATTATAAATGGCTTACTTAGTATTATTTTTTCAAGTGTCTTCATAATTATAATATAATATTTGGTGTGTTTCCGCTTATTATTTCAATGATTAATTTTAAGCAACCTAAGACAACCAAGGAACCTAAAAAGCCTGCGTAAAGCTTTACAATAATGTTTAATACTCTGTTTTGTTTTGTGTTTGTGTGTTTCATTTTATTATGTTTTAATTATTAATATGATTCAAAGATAACTAAATAAATTTAATTAACAAATAATAAACAATACTAATATTAATTTATATTGATTCTAAATAACAACCTTAACAAGTCATTAACATAATATGAATTATATAATTAATAATATTGCATAAAGTGAGAATTATACATAATTCTTATTTATAATGATTCTAAATAAAAAACCCCAAAAACCTACTATGTTTAAGGGGATAGAAAAACCTACTGCGTTTATATATATACCTACTGCGTTTATATATATTCCCAACTGTTAGTGCCTATTAACTTAACGGGCTTACCATTCCATTTCTT